ATCTAAACGAAATAATATTCCTAGAAAATCACTGGATTATCGAACACCTTTGGAAGTATTTTTGAGTTACGTAAGTATTGATGATCTGTCTAACTTAATTTGACAATTAAGATTATTAATTCCTTCAATGAGATGATCTAAAGACTCAATCTGTTTATTTTTTGCATTACTCTCTTGTTGCATAGAACTTCACTACCTTTCTTTTCGTCTTAACTTTCTTTTCTCCTCCTGATCTCTCAGGATGTTCTTTGTTATGGCAAGCAAGGCAAACAAGCTCTAGGTTATTAATGTCCCAGAACTTAGTTATATCTTCTCTTGCTTCAATTATGTGATGGACAACTATCCCTCTTGTGACTATCCCTCGACGTTGACACTCTTGGCATACACCAAAGTCTCTTGCTATAACTAGTTCTCTAAGCTCCCTCCACTTGTTCGTCTTATAGAGTTTGTCTATCTCGTCTCTAGGTCTAGCTTCTTTCATTTACATATCTCTCTTGTGCCCAATGATTTTTCTATCTAAGTACTTGTTACTATGTGAATCATAATATTCAATAGTGATGTCGTTAGCTCCTTTTGGTACTTGGCATTCATATTCTTCCGTATGCCAATGATAAGTAATATCGACAAGACCTATCGGCATCTCATCCATTCGTTGACCTTTATAATAAACTTCTGGTACTGAGTCAGTATCTCTTAGTTTGATTTCTAGAAGGTTCGTATTACTTCCATCATCTAACGTCAATTCAGCAATCCTCTTTTTGATCTGTTGAATTACTTTTCTTCCTGTCTCACCTGTCATTGGTACTACCGTCTCATATCCAGTAAACTCGCAAGTAAAGCGTTCAATAGCATAAGCGTTTTGAAGTGGCTTAGCACTAAGAACAGCTGGATTATTGCTATAATAACGATCAACTAATAACTTCCCTATAGGAATGGCATCTAAAGCTCTATCAGTAAACACTAAAGCATCGGGATAATCTTCTTGGATTTTATAAGCTAGATTTGGTGTAGTTACAATGTTATACCCTTCCCTAATATAATCTTTTAATTTCATAGTTTCCCTCCTGAAAACATCCAATAATTACTTGTTAATGCTATTGCATCTTTTCGACATAAACATTCACTAAGGCTTCTTGCACTTTGAATATCCCTTCAACGCCTAATCCTTTTACATCTAGATCTAGTCTATCTTTCAAGAACTTAGCATTGTGCTCTGCTCTAATTGTTTGCTCAGCGATGAAATAATTTAGTGCTGCTACTTCATCCATCTTTAACCCCACCAAGCTAATGATGTTCATGAATAAGGTAGCTAGTTCATCCATATCTTTCTCTGCTCTTATCTTCTCAATCAACTTGATGTAATCATAGTTATCATTCATTTGATGTACCTCTCAATGTTTTGTTGAATATATTCGTCTTTCCAATAGCCATGACCGCAATATATCAGCTTGCATTTATCCACTTCGTTTGGTGTTGCTTCTCTTAGCATTTCAACAATAGAGTACTTCCCTTTGATTTGTACAGAACGCACAACACGCACTAAACAATCATCAATGGTTCGAGGATATTCATTAGTTAGCGATATATACCAGTAGTTTCTCATTACGTATCACTCTTTCTGTTGGTTACTGGCAGAAAAGGTTCGCATCATAAATTCCATAGCCTGTCCTTCATTAAATCCTTGCAGAATAAGCTGATCGTAGAAATACTTAGCTTGTTTTGCGATTAACGCTAAGCTTTTTTGAGTTTCGTAGAATGTCGCCTCCATTGTTTTGTTTGCTTCATTCGTTTTAAACAACTCTCTTAATTGGTTTTCGTTCATCTGTTTACTCCCCTTCCAAAATAAAAAGACCACTCAAAGAGTGATCTAATATGTAATAGCAACCTACACACAGACAAGTCTAATACTTCCTGCGCCTACCCACTTCCTCAATACCTCGGTTGCTAGCGGTTTTACTTTCGGGATCTTGTACCGCAAACCCAAAGACACTGGAGTGGAATCGCACCACACACGAGAACTTACCAGGCTCTCACGAGGCTACTCGCCATTTACCGTTGCGTCTTCTACTTCCGCCACAGCGATAAAATTTTATTGTGAAAATAAATACTAAGCGTATAATTTTATTTATCAGCGAGTGGTCCGCTGAAATAGACGAAAGGAGCAATTCGTATGCCATATTACATTGCTAACCAAAATCAAGATGACAAAGGTCGCCACGAGGTGCACCGAAGTACATGTCATCGTCTCCCTGAGAAAAAGAACCAAGTAGAGTTCGGTTACTATTCTAACTGTACAGAAGCAATACGAGCAATCAAAACATTAAATCCTTCTTCAAAATTTGATGGCTGTTACTACTGTTGCCCTAATTGCCACAGAGGTTGAGTACCATGAGGAGCAGTATCATCTGCTTCTCTATTTTTTTAAATTTCGATATTTCTCTACTGAACGATACTCAATAGTTTCTTCCAAATGCTGCTTGTAAGCTTTGCCAACCGCAGCAAGTTCATTAATTTCCATTTTTTGCTGAGTGATTACACTGATCAATTGATCACGATCCATATTCTCATATGCTGCAACTAATCCATTTTCCATAATGTGCCTCCTCGAAATAATATTGATAGACAACAGTGTACGAACAATTCTGCAAGAGTTGAGTTCACATCCTTGTTAGTATTCACTGCTGTCTATCGAAGCTTAATTAAACGATGAGGGAGATTTCCTCCCTTACATTTTATTTTGTCTCAGACCTATCACTAATCTTTCGACACTATCATAATACAACATTGAATAGGTAAGTGATTGGTATAAAAAAGGTATAAAATGGAAACCAAATGGGTAATAAAAGGGTATAAAAAATGTAAAAACTGGCTACTTGAAAGCAACCAGTTCTAACGATGAAGCAAATTGAATGATAATCTTGTTTGATTCTAGCTTGACAGATTCTTCACTCGTGTTATTTCTTTGAGCAGTTACATAAATGGGCAGACCATTGATATAACGATCATAGAATATCTTCTTGCGCCTTTCAGTCACATCAGGCTTATGCGGATGCTGTATCGCTGAATAGCCTCGAACAAACAATTTATGCAGATACTCAAATTCTTCTTGTGCTTCTTCTTTATCGATCAGCATTCTTTCTGCTTCAAATATATGATCAGCTGTAGAAGATGGAACCAAGGAATAAGATGCTGTCACTTTTGGTTCTCGAGGTTGACCTATCCTACATCTAGCTGACAGATATGCTGAAAGAAAAACACCAACATTATGTTTTGTGCGATCCATATCCACATCTTTTGCCTCTGGTGTCTCATACTTCTTTACATCGAAAAGTACCATCCATTGATTCCTCCATTTATGATATAATAATTGTGTCAGAATTATTAATTAAGGTCGGAGGAATCCGGCTTTTTTTATACCCATGCTTATGCTAAGCTTTTCAAGTAGCGAGGTTGCACTCGTTACCCATATACATGTTGAGCTATCTGGCGGAAAACAGATGGCTCACTATTTCAATATTCTGCTAAGGACAGCCAGTGGTCGGCTGTCTTTTTTATATTTTAATGAGAAGCCTTACTTATTTTTTTATCTTTATTACGAAAAATGATATTATCTATTGATAATAAAGCGTATAGGAGATGGTTGAGTGACTATGTGGAGCATGCTGTTATTTTGGATTCCCGTTTGTATTGGTATCGTCGCATTTTGTTACTTTGTCAAACACTCTAGAACAAATAAGCTCCTCATGTTATCTTTTTTACCTATAGTATTTTTTATTGTACAAATTGTTAAATATACCTATATTGAATCGCAAGAAATATTCATTTTTTATGTGGTAGGTTTATTTATCTCTGTGGTCTTTTTCATAATGATACTTTCCTATTTTTATAAAAAATAAATTTTTCTCTTAGAAGTACATTTTTTCGCTGTTTATATAGCCTTCATATCCACTAATCGAACAACTGCAATATTCGCTTTGCTCTTCGCTAGCTCTTTGTCACAGTCCATCGTATTCTCAATACGAATAACTGCTGAATGATTGTAGACGTGTTCTACATATCCACGAAATGGATAGATGAACCCTTCTGCTTCGCAGCGAACCACGTCACCGACTTTGACTTTTGGTTTCTTACGTGTTTTAGGGTTCTTTGTCGGCATATCTAGCATTAAACCGCCGATACCATGACTACTAGCGTAAAATCCGTCTTTTAGTTTCATTATGCTTCCTCCAATTTTATAGATAATGTTTTCGCAGATGGTGATTCTACTTTTCTTAACTGCGCTATATCTTTGTTTGCTGATCTTTTATCAAAATACTCCTGAGCTCTCCTCTTGTTTTTTGTAAAAACAGGTTTGCTATCATTCCAGTGATGAAAATAAACTTTCTTAAACGAACCATCTTTGTAATCGAACAGATAAAATGCTATTTTGAACATTCATTCCGCTTCCACTGGCACAGCAAACGGCCAGTAGTTTTCATTTGCTGATTTAATCGTAAGTTCATCTAATTTTGCGACAAAACCTTTTCTAGGTTCTTTTGTATGAAATATTCTAGTTTCATCACTTGTGATCTCATAATGTAGATACAAATACTTTGTTTTAAGCTCCGCTGCCTCTTCATCCCAAACTTCATATGGTAGTCTCACATAATACAACGGCTCTTTCTCGACCTCGTAGCCGTCTATCCAAGCACGAGCAACTAATTCTTGATGGTCTGCTTCAAATAACCAATCTTCATCTTCTGTTATTCTTTTATATTGATTAACACCATACTCATACGAACCTGATAGACAACTAATTAAATCAGCTTTTTCTTTACATAGTTCTATCCAATCCGCCACAAACTTCGGCACAACTGACTTCTGCGGTTCTTCTAGTTGTTCTAAATCACGAATAAAATTAGCAAATAAATCTTGTCTCGAAGCATTCACAGATGGATGTTTCCAATCTTTTGGTTCTTCAGCATATTTTGTTTTATATCTTTCAATCAATTCTTGTTTATTCATCGCTGTTCCTCCAATAACTCGCTATTCTCGTATATATTTCCGGTGACTTCATATTCGTATCCCATCTTTTGGTGGCTGAATATTCTATATTCCATTCCACTAATTAATGATTTACAAACTAATCCGGAATGAAACTCGGATTCTTGTACAACCGTTTTTTCATTAACTAAATGATCAAAACCATTACTTACATTAACCAGAACTACATCCCCTTCAAATATCTCCACACCATTCTTATCTTTCAGTCCTATGGATTGCATGAGTTCGTACTTGTCTATCATTCCCCACATGCCGCTTCCTAAATTTACTAGAGGAGCAATAAAGCCTGTTTCATCATCTATTGTCCAGTCTACGTTTTTGTCATTATGCGGATAGTACATTTCATTTTCTTCTGTTGAATATGATCTAAACTTCGGTATCATTTGCTGCCCTCCTTCAAAATAGAAGCCATTTCTGATTTTTTTAAACTAGTCCTTATTTCCTCAGACCAACTATCAAAAACAGTCTGAATATAGGCTACGAGTATTTTTCGATTTTGGCTTAAAGCAATATACGGATCAATCAAAGCAACTTCTGCGTGTAGACGATAATAAGCAATACAATCTATTTCTAAAAATCTCAAACGATCAATAGCATCATTAATCATAAAATCTGTAACGTTTTCTGCTGTATTTAAACCATCTGCATATTCAGGCAGGACTTCATTATTGATGAACTCAGCCACATCTTTTGGACATAAATCAGTCAGTTCTTGTTGTGTATAGTTCATTTGCTGTCCTCCTTCTGTAACTCACCGTAAATTGAACATCTACGGCGAATGGCTTTTACTCTGCGTTCATTTTCGATGGTGGGATGGATTTTGTACGCTCTTTTTGCCATTTTCAATTGATTTCTAGCACCTCTTAATGCATCTGAATAGATTTCTTTTGGCATCATCATTCGCTGTCCTCCAAATCACTCGACTTCACGAATACACCATCTACCATTTTCCCTGTTCGTCCTTTGATTTCGTTGTACGCCATTTCTAAACACTCTTGTACGTTTGTCCCTTTTTGCATGGAAAGGATAATCAGCGTGACGATAACGTCTCCTACGCTATCTTTAAATAGCTCATCATTACTTCTTGCCATTGCTGAAGCGATTTCTCCGAATTCCTCAGCTACTTTCAAAAATTGTGCTTTTGGATCTGCCTGGTTTAATCCCTTATCTTTAGCCCACTGCTCTACTTTTGTGATTAGTTCGTCCATTATTCATTCTCCTTTATATATTTAAGTTGGATAATACAACTTGTAACAAATGAAGCTAATGTTAAAATTGTGCCGATTGGTGTTAAAAAACCGCTTTTTATCGTATTAATTAATATAGCTACAAATATCGTTATATAGAATAAAAAGTGAATTGACGCTAACATTGAATTAAACATCTAGTCCTCCTCGAAATACTCATTCAGTATCTCTCTATACTTTTCTACAAATTTGAAACGATCTTGATGAAGTTTCTTGCTCCAATTTGTTTGCCGATCCAGCTCACGCATCTGATCGAACCCTTTTTGAATTTCGTTGTAATAGAATTCAATGTTTGCTGCTGCTTTCCAATGCCTGCTACTTCGCGCTCCTGCTCCTGTTTCAGCCATTTCCAACTTAACTAATTCCGCTCGTTCTTTTGATTTTTTGTCTTTCTGAATCTTCATCATGATTTTCTTGAGGATGATGTCACTGTATTGTGTAATGAGATCCATTATTTCTCCTCCTCAATCTCACATGCCTGTTCAAACTGTCTAGTGATGTTTTCTAACGCTTTTTTGTACTCGATAATACTTTTTATCGTTCTTTCTTCACTTAACACGTAATCGCGTTGTATCGCCTTTAAACACGATGAGACAGTTTGAAAGTATCCGATATCTGCTCGTGATTCTTCTTTTGTTTCTGTGTAGCGGATGTTTCCTTCTTCGTCTCGTCTTACCTTCGATAAGACAATGTTTCTAGAATCACTGGTAATTCGATAATCTTCGATTCTCATGTCTAGCATTTTTTCTCCTCCACATACCTAAACTGTCGCCCCTTTGAATCAATCCATAAGCTCCTAGCTCTATCCCAGATGATGTTTTTGCTCAGACCAGTAATTTCAGATAACTGTTCAGCAGTACCTGTTACTAGAATTCGATCACCATGCCAGATTGCAATTTTTCTCGGCGTTTTCCGTTTAGGCTTTTCAGTCCACATTGATTTACCGAGCTTTTGGACTTCTGCAACTATTTCTTTGTCTTCTTGCCAATTCTCAGAATGTGTCAGTTTGATGATTCGTTTCATTGCAGCCTTCTTATCCACGCTCATTCCTCCAATCGATGGATTTCCCTTCTTAAATTCTCTATGTGCAAATCGATTGCCTTCCTCGCCGTTTCATTGACCATCACTGCCTTTGTTCGTTCCAGATCGTCAATCTCACGCTGAAGGCTTCGAATTCGCATTTGAATCACTTCTTCTGTTGTCATGATGGACCACCTCGTTAAAAACGCTCTTCCTTGAACGTATTCCGATATTTTTTAGCTAAAATCAACGGAACTTGATATTGATGACAGAACAACTTTGCCTTGATCTTAAAGTCTTTTGTCTGCATTCCTTTGACATCTACGACTTTGACTAGTTTGCCGCTTTTGTAAAATGTGAAGTCAGGAATATACTCGATCTTGCGATACTTCTTTCCGTCTAGTTCAAATTTCGGCATCAGCTCAAATCGTTCCTGAAGTTTTACTTTCCAGCCGTTCGCTTCAGCTTGCCATAAGGCTAGATCGTAGTACTCTGCTTCTGCGATAGAATCGAACTTGATACCTCGATGGATAGTTTTTCGATTACGATATTTATTCATGCGATACTACCTTTCACTGGTTTTATGCGCTTGTCTGCTGTTTGTTGGAATTTCAGCGCATAACCTTCTGAATTCTTAAATATCCTAGAAACAATTCTTTCGCCGTAGGCTTCTCTTAGTTCAGGACCAGATAAGTTTGTTGTGATAATCGTTGCCTTGTTCTGCCTGGCTTCTAAGAGCGTGTTTAACGTGTTGTTTGTAAACTGCCTACTATTTGATACCCCGCTACCTAATTCAGCTCCAATATCGTCAAAAACCACCAAATCAGTTGTTTTAATATCGGCTATAAGTGATCCTTCAATTTCTTTTCTCAGTTCAGCATTGTTATAAGAAAACTTTATTTGCTCTAATAACTCTTGATAGCTTATAAAAAGTATTTTCTTGTCATAATTTGAGCGCTCAAGTATTTCCCAAGCTGTCGCCATTGACAAGTGGCTTTTTCCGCTTCCTGATTTCCCTGATAGAATGAAATGTGCAGGATGGTTCAGTAAGACATCATTTACAAAGCTTTTAGCTCTTTCTAAAGCAATTTTCGTTTCTTGGTCCACTACGTGATAATTCTCCATTTTGCATTTAAACAAAGTTTTATCTGTTAATACCGAACCATTTTGAAAAAAACTCAACGCTCGTGCTTTTAAGCTGTCGTTATATATCCGTTCGGTCTGTATATCCTCTTTCACACGTAACGCTTTATAACCACAACTCATGCATGTTGGTTTACAACGTTCTGAACCATCCTTATTTTTAGCTCGCCAACTATACAAAGGTTCGCTACATTCTGGACATTTCCCGCTTTGCACTAATACTCTTCTTATTAGTTTCTCCATAGCATTTGCTAGGCTTTCCATGTGATGCATCTCCTTTTTAAATTGGCAAGTCGTCATATTCACTAGGATTGCTGTACTGTAGTTTTTGACTTTGCTTTTTATGATTATTCTTGTCTGCTTTGATTTCGAATTTGAGCTTCTCAAATTTTTCTCTCAATTTCTTAGCACTTCTAATATTTCCAAACCAAAATTCATTTGTAGGTAGCCAATTGATCACATACTCAATCGCTTCTATAGACGCTTTGTCTCTTTCTTCAATCAACCTGATTGTGTCTGCCCATTTTTCGATATCTACTTTATTCATTTCTTTTGGAAAATCTTCAGTTAAATTACTTTGCAATTTTTTAGCAAGGCGTAAGTGTTCGTTAGAATACTTACCTTTCTTTTCTTCTTTATCTATATCTTTATCTTCTTCTATATCTTTATCTGTACCGTCACGTGACGTCACGCTAACGTCATTTTCCAATTTGAGACGTTCCTGTCTCTTTCTTTCCCTGTATTTACGGTTTCTTTCAGCATTTTTTAGCCTTACTTTATCCATACCCTCGATATTTTGATGTTTTTCCCAATTACTGATGGCAATTAGTCCATCACTGCTTAGATCAATCATGTTGAAATTTGCCAATGTAGTTAGCGCTAAGCGAACCGTATTTACGTTTTTGCCAAACAATGTAGCAAGCATTTCTTCGGTATAAGGCATGTTCCTCTGGATATATATCAGACCATCGTCGTTAGTCTTTCCTGCTAAAACTAGTAATCGAATCCATATAACGATGATGGCATCCGACTCAGGAACAGCTTGGATTAATCGTATTTTTTCATCGTCAAACATAGTAGTTTTAAGTTTGATCCAACTTATCTCAGCCAAATTTATCCTCCTATCCTTAACTTTTTAATTGTTTCCTGGTTTAACTTGATCCCTTTGATTTGATATTTATTTTTGAAATTGATCACACCTATTTTGTGTTTCTCTGTGTGATGGATTCTGCAGAGTGCTGCAAATGTGTACTCTGAATGATCAACTTCTTTGCGCTTTCGTCTTCCTAGCGCTTTGTCAAAGTGATCGATGTCAGCTCCTGTTTTGCCACAGATACAACAAACTCTTTTTGTAATGCATTTGTAGAAGTAATATTCTTGATTCGCTGGTAAAATCTCATAGCCTTCTTTGAAAGGAATATGATGTTCAAAGATGAAATCTAAGATGATATTTGCTAAGACATTAGCATCACTCACAGTTGTATTCGATTCGTCTTTGAGGCTTATTTTGCGCCCTATGACGCCTTCAAAACGGAAGTAGAAGAATTCCTTCCAGAAGTCCGTTGGCATGCCTGTATCGATGAAAATATCGCCTATGAGTGCATAGATGAAGTTTCGTTGCTGCACAGTAAATCGACGTGGATCAATAAATCGAACTTCAATAATCCGATCGCCATCATATCCGTCGTACATCGTCTTCAAACGTTCGATGTTCACTTCTTCATTAATAGTTGCACCTATGTCTTTTCCTTTGAACTTTTTCAGAACCGCTGAATATGAATCGATTAATGGTTTAAACACTCATATCACTTCTTATCTAATTCTTTTCTCTTAGCTGCTATTGCTCGCTCCATCAAGGCACATTGCTCATAGCTTAACTGTTCAATAGTTTCAACGTTATCAGCTAAGAGCCCTAATTTATCTGTCTGCTCATTAACATATTCGATTAAGGTTTTGGTCATATCTTTACCCATCTGCTCATTGAAAGCTTCTAGAATCGTCTCTAGCATGCTTAATTTCTTTGTATCGATTCTAGGTGGTGTTGGAATATCTTCCCCTTGAAATACATATAATCCCAGTCCGTGTAGAGCCAATGCTTTCACAAAGCATCGCTTCAATGAGTTATTGATTTGCATAGCATTTGGCTTAACAACTGGTTGGTTTCGATAATCTAAAACAGGAAATAACTCGGTTTCCGTGTGTCCTTTAACCGTTACTGAGACAGATACATAAGTCCCAGTTTCATCCATAAGAAAAGGTTTATATTCCTCAACAAGAAAGTCTTGATGAGTTCCAGAAACAACTCTGTAGTGTTTATACTCATTAATAGTTACCGTTGCCTGTGGATCATTCTTTTTCATAATCTCCCATGCGTGAGCCCAAGATAAATAATCAAAATTTCCTTTTTTCTTGAGAATTTTATTTAACTTGCGACTAAAAAGTTTTTCAAAAGTCGATGTCCCTTTGCTTTCACTCATCAAATTCTGCCTCCATTTCAGCAATGTATTTCTTACCTGGTCCGTAATAAGAGATATCAATCAAGTTATCTCTGTCGTACTCTTCTAGCGCATCAATCAAGCCATCTTCGATGACATAAATGTATTCAGGTTTTCTGGACTGCTTCGATAAATGGATAAGATAGACATGATCCCAAATACTCACAAAATTTCCCAAATCATCTTGATCACATGCTAGTTCTTCATTCGTCAAAAGATTTCGTCTGATTTTTCGATTATTTGTTTCCTTGATATTCGACTTGCCCCATTCAGAATCAGTCAAATATTGATCTAAAGTGGAAAGTTCTTTATTCATATGCTAAAATTCTCCTTAGATATATTTTGTTTTGTGACTCTATGCTTGCCGGCTGAGTCACTTTTTTATTTGTTGCCAAGCTTTTTGCTTATCAATATGTTGTTGGCTTAGGATGCTTGGTTTATTGTGTCTCCACCAGCGATTAGCAATTACCGTCCCTATTCTTAGCGCTTCAGCTCTATTCATTTTCATCACCGAAAAGTCTTTGTTGTCTGTTCAGTTGATCAATTTCCATGCGGATCGCAGTTTCTGGTAACCACATTTCAATAAATGAAACAGCATCATCAAATCTCTTACGAGGTAACTCGCCATATCTTGGGATTGAAAAGGTGCGTTTAAATTCAGACCAAAATTTTGAGAATACTTTTTTACTGATTTCTTCATAAGCTCGGCTTTCTTTTCCCCCTAGAACTTCCATAACTTTCATATTTCCTTTTTGCTTAATTTCAAACTCTTGTTGTCCACTAATTCGCATAGTATCTTTAAGCATGGAAACATCTTTTTTAACATCTTTCATTTCTTCTAATTGATAGATCATCATGTCTTCAATTGTTTGAGGAACAGTATTCTTCCGAATAACACCTTCCATTTCATTGAATGCTTCAATGTATTTTTGTTTGAAATAAATAGCTTTCTTTCCTGTAAAACCCATAGCCAACAAGAAAAAACCATCTCTACTAATAAAGAAAACTCGTCGATTTCTGCCGTATGAATCTGGTTCATTACCTTCTACAAACATCTGTCCAAAATTGGACACATCTTTTTTTAGTGCATCAATATCTCTTAAAACATGTTGATGTTTTTTCTCAAAGCTTTCTGCCACTTGTATGCTCGTAGTCACAGCTTCTTTATTTTTCAAAATTACTAATTCTTGCATTATTTCTTCTCTCCTCTTTGATATAATGTAGATAAAAAATGGTGGTGGTATAAATTGAGTCTTATTGACTTTATTAAACAATTTGACTGGAATAACATTGTTAAAACCATTAAAGATTTTATTTTGCCTATTACGTCTCTAGTATTTTCAACATTTGCTTTTTATATCTCCTATACAGATAGAAAAAATAAAAAATTTAATTTAAAATTGGATTTCTTCGCTGAATGCGAAGAATGGTTGATAGATAGAGAAAGTGATTCCAAACCAGATGTTTACCATCAAAATAAATTCAGGATTATAGATTCTGTATTGTTAACAAATAACAGTTCTTTACCTGTTACAATTATTGAGTTTTCGATTTCTGGAATTCCTGATCCTTTAAATGCTTTTACAATGATTGGTGATAATTATTCTGTAACGGTAAAATCAATGTATGACGAACTTCCACATGGTATACGTGCGTATTCTGGTAAATCTTTAAAAAAAGGTGCTGATCTATCAAAATTTCCTCCGTTGTCATTACCTATTACCATTCCACCGTATGAGTCAAAAATTACTACGTTGGTTTTTAGATACGATGAATCTTTAGTCGAAAAAAACATTACAATAAATGTTCTTACAAGTAGAGGTACTGCTAAATTCAATAGATTTGTTTCTTCATCTCAAATTTCACAGCTTGATACCGGCTATGCCCCTCCGCAACTAGATGAATTTGATTAGGAAATTCTCCAGTTTCTTTTACAAATTCTTTGATGAGATCATTAAATTTTTCTTTCAATTGTTTTTCGTTTATAGTCATTAAACTTTTTTTCATAAGTCAGTCCCTCCCGACTGTCTTTTTTTCGCTCTGTACTCAGCTTCATCAAGCCCCATAAAAATCCAAACCATGTACACAATCGTTCCTATCAACGCTTGTCTGCTTCCCCAAAGACCTAAAGCATAGACGATTAGCGGTGCGCTGAATACTAATGCTCTGTTGAATTTACCCATTAACCTTCACCTCTCAAAATGTTCTGTTTTTTATAAATCAACTAAATGCTTCTCGATAAATTCTTTAGGCGTTACCTTTCTTGTGCGTAACCTGTTATAGGATTTGAAAGACAAAAATTTATCGTATAATTCTGTATTGATCCAAACTTCTTGTCCTGTGACCCGTTCATACGCCGCTGAGAAAATTGCTGTATTTTTTAGTTCCGACATGCGACGTTGATAAGTAGATGGAGAATAATTGTATTTTTTTACAAAATCTTGTTTTTTTAGTTTTGTCATCGCCTACCCCCCTATCGGATGTCCAATATTTTTTTCACTGTTTCGATATGCTGTTGTGCTTTCTTTCCATCACGATTGCCGTTTAGAATATCTGATAAATAAGCTCCTGAAATACCGATAAGCGCAGCTAGTTCTTTGAAAGTCATTCTTCTTTTTCTCATCTCCGCTCGAATTTTTAAGTCTAAATTCTCAGACATAAAAATAGCTCCTTTCTAAACAAATAATTTGTAAGCTAAAAAATTAGCTAAATCGTTGACACATATTAGCTTTTAAGCTATCATGAATACATAGTTAAATAAGACTTATAAAAAGCCTCTAAAATAACATTTCTAAGTTTGGCGACCGAGAGAATGTTTTAAATTAGTAGAGTTTTTTGTTGCTCTTATTTAGCTAACAATTTAGCTTACGAATTAAATATACTAGCTTAAAAGCTAATTGTCAACCAAAAATATAACTTTTAAGCTATTTATTTTCTTTTCAGCTTTGAAAGGTTGATAATAATGAGTTTAGTTACTAAGATTAAAGAATTAGCAGACGAAAAGCACGTGACTATAGCAGAAGTAGAAAGACAGGTGGGCATCTCTAATGGACAAATAAGAAGATGGGATAAAGCCTCGCCAAAATCTGAGAACTTAAAGAAAGTTGCTGATTATTTTGGTGTCACAACTGATTATTTATTGGGAAATAATAATGTTCCCAAATGGGCTACAAAAGAGGAAGTGGTTGAACTTGATAAACTACTAGATTCAAATGTTAATATGTCTTATGGTGGGGAAACATTGACACCCGAACAAATACAGCGCGTAAAAGATATCCTGATAGCGACTTTCTGGGATATTGTGAAAGAAGACAAAGAAAAAGGCAAAAAGATGTGAGCTTATGGAGATGGATACGATTAATTTAGTCGAGGAGTTGAAGCGGAAATACCAGTCCGCTAATCCTTTTTATATTTGTGAAAAGATGGGCATTAAAATTCAATACGTTCCTTTTATCGAGAATCCCAAGGGGCAGTTTCAAGAAATTAGAGATCGTGCGATAATCTTTTTAAATGATGAACTGCGAGACTCTGAGGAAAGATTCTACATTTGCGCTCACGAATTAGGTCACGCTATTTTTCATCGTGGCTTATCCAGCTATTATGTATCAACAAGAACATCTAGAAGCAAATCTGAAAGCGAAGCTAATTGCTTTGCTGCTAATCTCATTGTTTCTCTTTATAAAGAAGATAATGATCAATATCCTAAAAAAATCGATGAATTAAAGAATCTTTACGGACTTCCAGAAAGCGCTTATCGTTTTCTTATATAAAAAAGCCCGTGTTAGCACACATATTACAACGAGAAAGAGGAATTATAAAATGAAAAAAGTTAGCGTTATGTTGTTGTTAAGTACTGCTCTGCTACTTTCAGCTTGTTCAAATAATAAAAAAGCTGAATCAACAGATACCACTTCTAACCAAGAAACAAAAATAAGTAAAACAAAAGAAACAACTGAAACCAGTTCATCTACTAGCAAATCTACATCTAAAACATATTCTAGTTCAACAGTTACAAGCTCCAACCAAGTTACGGCGGAACCTAGCCCAACAGTTATAAGCTCCAGTCAGAGTACAATCCAAACCGCACCTCAAGAAGAAACATATGAACAGATGAAACAACGCACTTTACAGTCAACTCCAGCTGATCGTGCAAATTGGTCCAACAAAGAGTGGGAAGCTTTCGGCGTGGCCCTTTATGAAAATGGATTGACTACAGATGATGCTGGCAATATTATCAGTCAAGATCAGAAAGAACAACAAGCAGCATCTCAACAAAATCCAGAAGACCAACAAACAAGCGCTCAGCAAGACGCTGACACTTTATCACTTACTGATTTTGTTAACAAATACGGGATGTCGCCTGTTGCATGGAAAGTACAGAATGGAATGTCTGAAGAAGAAGCATTGCGTACAACACAGCAAAAAACTTCCGGTGAAGTTCAATTAGGATTTTCTAAATACGGAATACAATAATATATTTTTGTGTCCTACTATTTTGCCTATAATCTCTAAAAAAGTTATAAAGAAAAAAGCCCGTGCTGCAACACGGACTAAGATCTCGTTTCTAAGATCCTACATAAAAAATAATATCATAGAAACGGAGAATAAAGAATGAAAAAAGTGATTTTAGGGTTAGTATTTGGTGCTTTTTTTCTTACCGGATGTAGCCAATCTAATGTTGTAGATAATACTGGCAAAACAAACGAAAAAGACTCTTCAGTTACGTTATCAGAAAGTACAACACAGTCTTCTAAAAATTCACAGGAGGTTGATGGCCCCCTCCTCAAAGTTGGTCAATGGACCAAAGAAAAAAGAGATACAAGTGGCAAAATTGAATTAATTGGAACGGCAAGCCCACAATCAGATATTCCTCTTGGTGATATCGGCATTTATATATCTAATATCAAACTACTCAAGTATTCCGATTATGCTGACCCTAGCGCTGCTGGTTACTACGATGCAAATAATCACAAAGATAGTGAAGGAAATTTTTATGGTTTACAAATTGCATTCAAAGTTAAAAACAATTCTGAAGTAGATTATGGTTATAATGGGCTTGCACACGCCATACTTGATAACGGCCAACAAATTGATTTCAGTTCAGACGATCTTATGCATACAATGACAACAAACTCGTTTTTCAAAAAAACTGAAAGTAAAGAATTTTATAGTTTAGCTTACTTAGATCCATCTAAAGTTAACGATATTACAAAAGTAACGATAAAAACCGGAGTGTTATATAATCCGTCTGATTATAGTACAGTTGCTGAAAGTGCTGAATCAACATTCAATATAAATCGTTAAAATACAAAAACACGCCCCCTCCCTCGCCAAAGTTTGTGGACGTGATGAAAAATAAACCTGCTATAATCGGCTTACTTATCCATTCCTATTATAGCAACAAATAGGAGATGAAAACAATGTGGATTGAAACCAAAACTGATAAAAACGGAAAAAAAGTATATAAATATAATGAACGATATATTGATCCAAAAACTAGAAAAAGAAAAAAAGTGAGTATTACTTATAAAAATAAATCTCGAGAAACTCAGAAAGTGGCATTACTAGAGTTAAATAAAAAAATTGATATAAAACTAAATGAAAAGACACTCCAGAAGCCTGATCTAACATTCCATGAGCTTGTCGAAGAATGGTTAGTTATTTACAAAAGACAAGTTAAGGAGTCTACATATTATCCTACGAATAATATCTTAAACACTATAAAGAAGAAGATACCAGAAACTTACATCGTTTCTGGTATTAATACAATAGATTTAAATAATATTTTTGAAGACATGATATATAAAGATGACTTGTCAAATAAGTACGTCAGTGTAATTAAATCCAAATTGAATCTTCTTTTTTCATACGCTATGAAAAAAGGCTATATAGAAAAAAATCCTATCAACGAAGTAGTTATTGATTATAAACGAGAGTCAAAAACGATAAAAATTAAAGATAAGTTTTTAGAAGATGATGAATATAAAAGACTAGTAGCTTTCACAACTTCACACAATAAAAGATATTCTCTCCTTTTCCAGTGGCTATATTTGACTGGAATGAGACCTGGAGAAGCAATAGCATTAAGTAAAGATGATGTACACATTACCAATAATAATGCATCAGTAGTTATAAATGGGACGATGATGTATAGAGAACGTTCAATAGCTGATATGAAAAAATCTGATTCTACAAAAACTGCTGCTGGAATGCGAGAAATTGATTTACCAAAAAAAGCGATAGCTATTTACAATGAGCTTCTAGAATTAAATCCGAATGGTCAATTTCTATTTCAAACAACGAAAGGAACTCCTTTCCAACTAACAGCAATTAACACCTATTTGAGAAATCATAAAGCTGACATGAAGATTGACAAAAAACTTAGTTCACATATTTTTAGACATACCCATATTTCAAAATTAGCGGAACTAGGAACACCTCTGTATGCTATTCAGGATCGCGTTGGTCACGAAAATAGTGATATCACTGAAAAGATTTATTTGCATGTGACAAAAGGAGTAAAAGAAAAATTGAAAGAAGATATAGAAAAACTGTAACTTGTTGCCCCTTTTTTGCCCCTTTTTATTAATCAAAAATGTACCAAATAGAACTTGTTAATATAAAAAAACAGATAACAAAAAAAGAACCCTTGAATACCAAGGGTTCTTTCTCTGTCTGATAACAATGATTAACGACGGATTTCTTTGATACGAGCAGCTTTTCCGTGTAATGCACGTA